CATGATATTCTGTCGATCCACATTCAGGACAACAGATAATATCTTTATCTTTAGCGGGACTTGCAAAATTAACAGGAGCATCAGAATCATATATCCTCGCATCTACATTAACTGCCTGAAATTTCTGAGCAATCAAATTCGCCTGATTCTGACTTAATTCGTCTTTGACAATGATATAGGGAGCAGACTGTTCAACAAATTCTTTTGCCTCCGCAAGTCCCAACCCTGTCACTTCACGGACAACTTTAATTGCCGGAATTTTTTGTTGTGAAAACTCACTAAAACTTGGAATAGCTACCTTTTTTGAATTAGATATTGATGTTGAAACGGTTTGTTCTGTTTGAATAGGATAACCACAATGAATACAAGCAGGAGCCTTATCACTAATTTGTTTGCCACATTCGGGACAATTAATCAAAGCCATAATACAATGCCTCCTTTAGAAACATTATACATGGTATAGTTCATAAAGTCAATATATTCTTGCAAATCTTGTTATTTATGACTTAAAACAGAATCGACC